AATAAAGAAGATGCCCAAGCTTTATTAGATTTTTTAACACCGAATATAATATTAGCAAAATTAAAGGGAGATGATTTAATGTTATTCTTGTCACGTATCACTGACCTGAAGCCCTTCCTTAGCCCAAGGATCTGTGCAAAAATGATATGGGTGTTAACATTAAAAGTTGTCGATAACTTCTCACGGGACATTGGGCGGCTGGCTACAATGGCAGCAGAGGATTCTGTCATACAGAAGTACCTGGACTATCACCGCAACAAAACACCAAAGATGTTGGAGAGGGTGGCGGGCATTGGTTTAAATCCTCAAACATGTAGGATGTTAGTAACTCATACACTAGAACATTGTGACTATTACCTTGATGAGTTACCACTCAAAGACCGTAAAGTACTTATACTTTTCAGTAGGAAAGAAATCAGCTTCTCACTTGAGGTAGAACAATCTTGCACCATGCTAGTCCACATAATGTCAGAGTGACTAATGATCTAGTACATAGGAAGTGAGGAGATAAAATGTATACGGTTTATCGGATTGATAATATAAAGACAGGTCGTTTTTACTTTGGCTACACCTCGAACTTAAAGAAACGGTTCTCACAGCATAAGTCCCTCATCCGGAATGGTGGTCATGGTAATTCCTTTATTAGTCTCGACGCACGTTATTACGGTATAGATTCATTTACATTCTCTGAGGTGGCGGGGTCCCTAACAAAGAAAGAAGCTGTAGCATTAGAGTACAACCTGATTAATGGTAATAGACTTAACCCTAAAATCTATAATTACTTTATTGGGGATACAACTCAACGGACATATCGAAACTCAGACCCACCCCCTGAATTCATTGGGCGGAGAACGGCTCACCGAAATACAGTTTACGATTATAATTAAACTCAAAGCCACCTTCAAACCGGGTGGCTTTTTAATGTTTTGCAATAGGTACCAAATTCCTCTGGCGGGCTGGCTTAGGCACCAGTCCGTTATTTCTTTTAGCGGGTTGGGGAAGAGGTATCCCGATAGGTTCATATCCTATAGTCGTCGGTTCGACTCCGACATCCGCAAGACGCTTAGGCGTACATACAATTTAGGAGATGATTGATTATGACAATCAAAGAACAGATTCAAGACAAAGTTAGGAACAAAGAATTTGCTGCATTCAAGATCAAGTTTGATTCAGCTGAAGGTCTTTGGCTTGCAACTAAACGGGGCGGTACAGTCGTTATAAAGAATGCACACTTCTTCAATCAATGCGTAGCAGCCATCAGCCGCAGTCGCAAAGGAATGGAGAAACTATTCTCCGGCGCGGTGAGTGAGTCAGATATCCGTAAAGCACTAAGTGACTTGAGCACAGATTCAATCTACATCGGAGCAGACGATACAGAGTTAGTCTTCACTAAAGACACAACTAAGGGCGGCGGCGGTTCTAATGGCAAATAGAATCCCTCTTCCTAAAGGATTCTCCTCATGGACTAATGAAGAGAAGGTAATATACATCCTATCAAGTCCTGATGTTTCCTTGATGTGCAGTGTGCTTGAGAAATCAAACATGTGTTCATTAGCGTATACTGAGTTTCATGCGATAGCCACAAGCCCATCAGTTTTAGAAGCAGTAGGAGCAAGCTGTAAACATCAATTACTCATGGCCCAACCAGCAGTTACAAGGGCAACGATTGAATATGCAGTCAGTTCCCTCAGGGCATCATCAGATAGAAAGTTACTCATTCAGCTTGCCCAACCTAAGGATGGCGAGGGCGGGGCTGACCTTGATGTAACATCAGTCTTAAAAGAACTCCTATCAGAGTCTGACGATAAGGACTTCGTGTCTTAAGAGGGGGGTGCTATGATGTATCTTCATATATCCCTCTTCAAGTACTTACAGCTAACGTGGTCGATGATTGAGCCTAACACTCCCTTCATATCCAACTGGCACATTCGTTACTTGTGCGATGTCTTAGAAAACGTGGGGCCGGGAGAACGATTACTAATCAACCTCCCCCCAAGGTCTACAAAGAGTCTCCTAATCAATGTCATCTATCCTTGCTGGATGTGGGCGTGTAAAAATGCGGGGGAGAAAGTTATCAACGTATCATATGCATCTCAATTGGCAACGACATTTAATATCCAACGTAGAACAATCTTACAGCACCCTCTACATAAAAAGCTTTTTACGCACATACGTATAACCGACATGAACAGACAAGCTAAGACAATCAACGACCAGCAAGGTTTCTTCTACGCAGTATCAACTAATGGACAAATTACGGGGAGCGGCGGTAGTTGCTTTGTGGGAGAGACTGAGCTCATCACACCAACAGGACGGGAACTTATAGAAAATATTAAAGTAGGAGACTACGTACTATCATATAATCACACAACTAAAATAAATGAATTCAAACGAGTTGAAGTTACACGAACCTTAAATGACAAGGAAGTCATTCAATTAACGTGGTTGGGCGGGGTTAAAGGATTAACATGTACCCCTGACCACTTGTTATTTAACGGGAGTGAATACATTGAAGCACAATCCATTACACAACTGTTTTTATTGTCAGATACAGTTCAGGCTAAAGACGGGACAAATGAACAAGTTAACTACACATCCGAACACCCAACTCTTCTGCAAGGGAGAGTGTTATCACATGGCAAGACGGGAAGGGCGGAAAGAAGAACTGTCTTTGATATACAAGTTGAAGGAAACCATAACTTCTACGCCAACGATATCTTAGCACACAACTGTATCATATTAGATGACCCAGAGAATCCATTACATATAGAGAGTCCGACATACAGAGATAATACAAAGCACTTTGCAACACAGGTATTACCCTCAAGGCTTAACAGCGCGAACGGGGTAATCATATGTGTTCAACAAAGGTTACATCCTGATGACCTCTCAGCCCATTATAAAAAGGCGGGGTGGCGGCACATCTCTATACCAGCAACTACTGATATAGATAGACTCTATAGCTTACACAGTGGCAAGACATACACTTACAAAGCAGGTACAACATTAGATAATATACGATTACCACAATCAAAGCTTAATCAATTACGTTTAGACATGGGTGATGGCCCATTCAATGCACAATATCTACAAGATCCTAAAGAAGAAGACGTACAAACTGTTCAACGTTCATGGCTTAAGTTTAGTGAACCAGAGTTTCCTATCCCTGAAACGGGGGGTAAAGGGTTCACAAAGGTTATATCAGTAGACTGTAGCTTTACTAAGTCTGTTAACAGTGACTATAACGCATTCGTTTGTGCGAGACACAACAACGTTGATTACATGGTTGATTGGGTGATGAATAAGAAACTTGATTTCACTGAACTCACAGAGCACTTAATTAAAAGCATAAAGAATTACAGACCTGATTACATACTTATTGAAGAGAAGGCAAATGGTGCTGCACTAATTGCTACCCTACGGAAGGCGGGCATAGAGAACATCATAAGCTATAGCCCCTCTTCAAGTAAGATACAGCGGTTCAATCAGTGCCTCCCCCGCATCAAGCAAGGTCATCTATATTTAAGTGGGGCGGTACCTGAAGAATTTATATCACAGCTAACTTACTTCCCTAACGTAAAGCACGATGACATGGTCGATGCACTGGTTCAAATATTCCTTGCTTCAACATTCGTACCCCCGGTTAAGAAGAACCCTAAAGATATTCCTCACAGTAAAGAATGGTTCCAGGAAATGGCGAGAGCAAATAAAAAGCCTAGAGCAAGTGTTAATGATTGGTAACCCTCTACATAAAAACATAAATCATTAAAAGGTGGTGAGTATCATCGATTGGTTTAACGCTAACGATCAAGGTAATAAAAATAAGACTGATATATTTAAAGAATATCAGAAGGTTCATACGTACTTAGAGGTTACTGGTTACTACAAAAAGTTTCAAGAGTCATGGGACGTATGCTTAGGTAAGCAATGGCAAGACCTTGCAAACCTCCCCCCAATCATTCTGAATGTGGTGGGCCGGGTAGTTGACTTGTTCGTTGCATTCATATGTAGTGAGAAAATTGTAGTGCGACTAAGGGATGAATCGAACATTAATCTGGTAAGCAAAATAAACACTATCATAACAAAACGGTGGGAAGCAAGTAAGATGGACTCTCTTATTAGGAAGAACATCAAAGAACTAGCGGTTGGCGGGGATATGGCATTCCATGTTTATTGGGATTCGAACATTAAGACCTCATTCAAGGAGGTTAAGAATAAAATCAGTGGAGACTTCTCTACTGAGACTATAGATCCTAACCGTGTATTCCTTGGTAACACATCTAGCCCCACCATTAATAAGGAAGGGCGGGCGTGGCAGCCATGGATTATCCTTACCTCAGTAGAGCATATTTATAACATAAGACAAATGGCTAGAGATAATGGTCACCCGAATCCTGAAACAATTGTTACCTCTGCATTAACGGGTAGTAGTGAGAACCATTATAACCAAGACTTACTCATCCAGGACGATTTGATTCAACTCTACACTAAGTATTATATAGAGAGCGGAACGGTGTGGTGTGTTCAAGCTACTGACCGTGACATTATACGACAACCATGGGATACAGGTTTAACCCTCTACCCCATTGCTTATACTAACTGGCACAGTAAGCCTAACTCATATCGCGGGGTCGGGGCTGTTGAGAATGTTATATCGACTCAATATATATTAAATCAATTACATTCAATGATGGCTAAGTGGATTAAGGCAATGGCATTCGGTAAGTATGCGTTCAACGTGGACATTATGCAGGAAATGAATAATCTTGTAGGTGAAGCCATCCCGGTACGTGGGGCGGAGGATCTTAATAAAGTTATCTATCCGCTGCCCGTAGCCTCGATGCATCCAGGCGTCATGAGGTTTATTGAATCCACCTATAGCAAGTTACTTGATACTATGGGTGCAACAGATGCATTGATGGGTAATGTTAGACCTGATAATGCCTCAGCTATTGTAGCCGCCCAAAGGTTTGCGGCAGTTCCATTAGAGAACCCTAAGCAATCCCTCTACCAATGCATTGAGGATCTATCCCTTATATGGTTGGACTTCATGGGAACTTACTATACAGCCCCACGGGACGGGGTAAGTACTGATACCCTTAAGAAATTAGATTTAGATGTACTCATAGATATAGGAGCTTCAACCTTCTATTCAGATATCTCTGTAATGCAGACACTTGATAACTTAATAAGTAAGCAACTCATTACTAAGCGGCAGTACTTGGAACGTGCAGTCGATAACTTCATACCTGATAAGCAAGGGATCCTTGATGATCTTATAGAGGAAGAAGAAGCAGCTCAAGCTATGCAGGAACAGCAACCTCCTGTAGATGGACAACAACCTCCTGCGGGCGGCGGCCCACCTGATGTAGCACAAGTAATAGAATCATTACCCCCAGATTTACGAGAACAGATAATGCATGTGTATCAAACTAAAGGGTCTGAAGAAGCATTAGCATTACTACAGGATATTACGAGCCAACAATAACGACCTCATACGAGCCCCGTTAAGCCACCTGTTTTATTTATCAGGCATCAAGACACCTTACTTATCAAAGCCCTCTACGGGTTAGCAGTACATAACATTACCGACCGGGCGGCTACTCGGGTGAAAACATCAGTCCACTCAGGACTTAAAAGGGAGGGCTTTACATGGAAGAACAAAAAGACTACAGCGTAGACGACCTATTAAATATGAGCGAAGAAGACTTCGAAGCTCTAGCAACAGATACGGTTAAGTGTACTGGATGTGGAATGACTCCTTGTATCTGTGATAGTGCAGAGGCTACTACTGAGGCACCAACAGACAATGACCCCGAACCGGGCGGGGAAGAGGACTTAGAGGATTATGACACTAATACGGAAACAGATGAGGGGGCGAACGAATCTACTGGTAAGACATTCACCCAAGAAGAGGTTAATACAATCATTAAGAAGCGGCTGGCTAAGGAGAAGGGTAAAGCACCAGATGACCCCCTCTATTCATTCGCTATGGAGATTGTATCTGAATCTGGTATGGCACCTGAAGACTTCATCGCCCAAGCAAGGGCGGGGCGGGCTAAGAATCGTGAAGCTTATGAAACTAAGAAAGCATCTATGGAAGGTGTATCCCCTGAAGTCTATAAGGAGCTACAAGAGGCTAGGCAGATAAAGTCACAACATGCAGAGGATCAACGTAGGCGGCAAGGTGTAACTGAATTCCAAGCAGAGTTCCCTGATGTTTCATTGGATGATGTACCGGATGATATCGTACAGAAGTTCTTTGATAATGGTGGATCCCTGGTTGACCTATATGCCCGCCACGCGGTGAAACAGTTAAGGTCACAGAAACCTGATACTACTAAGCAAGCACCCGGTTCAGTATCTAGCAAAGGGGCGGCTAAGAAGACACTGACTATGAAGGATCTGGAAGGTAAAGATAAACAATTCTTTATGGACAACTTAGATGAGATTGAAAAGCTATATGGTGATAAGCAGAAGAGGGGCGGGTATTAAGCCCTCTAAAACAACAGGCCCTCTACAGGGTACTATAAATGAAGAGAGATGATTTATCATGGCATTATCAAATTTCCATTCAAACATCGTGGCGGCTACGGTATTGCGTACGCTGGAGGCAGAACTAGTAACAGATAAGATTACATTTCAGAAATATTCAGGGAAGGTTAAGTCAGGTGCAAGCTTAACATTCCCTTCACTTGCTGATCCTACAGTTTCTGCATATGGTGGGACTGTAACGTACGAAGAGTTGGTTGACTCCGCTGTTACTATGCCTATCAACCAAGAAACCTACTTTGGATTTAAGGTAGATAAGCTGGATCAACAGAGAGCTGGAGTTAATCTGTTGATGGATCAATCAAAACGTGCGGGCTACGGACTAAAGAAATCTTGTGATGAGTATGTATTAGGTTTATATGCAGGACTTACTGCCGGCGTAACTGCAACTATCACTACTGCTAATATCCTCTCAACACTTGCTGAGATCGGTACTCAGCTTGCAGAGCAGAATGTTGACCATCCCTGGATTGTTCTCCCTCCTTCCGTCATCGCTAAGATTAAACTTGCAGGAGTTAGGTTCCAGGTTAACTCAGGTTCTAAAGGTGGAAAAGGCGGGGCTGAGGTATTTGTACAGGATGATATCAAAATGGATATCTACCAAAGTAACTTAGTAACAGAGTCTAGCTCTGATGTATTTGAAGTCCTTGCTGGTTCTTATGAGTCTATCGGGTTCGCTCAGCAAATCATGGATGTAGAAACTATCCAGGTACTTCAAGGTTACCGTGGTTCAGCAGTACAAGGCTTCCATGTATATGGTGCTAAGATCTTGAAAGAGTATGAGTTGGTTCGTGCAACACTGACAATCGGTTCAGAGACAACTATCTAATTAAGTAGAGGGGTTCAGTCCCCTCTTCAATTAAACTAAATATGAGAGAGAGTGATTTATAATGGGTCTTTTAGTTGTAAACAAAACTTTAACCTTTAATACATTAGCAACATCAGCAGCAACAGCGGCTACTTCAACTACTGCAGATGGAGCTCAATTGTTTGATATTGTACCTACTACTAAAGCAGGTATCATCAAGATAGTTAACGCTTCAGGAGCCAATGGTACAGTTACGTTCAGCTTAGCAGTTGGTACACATGGCGGGAAGGCTAGTGCAGCTCTAACAGGTTCAGTAGCACAAGGTGTTACATCTTACCTTCAGGTTGATAGTGGTAAGTATGCAAACGATGATGGTGAGTTCGCTCTTACTATTACACCTGCCTCGGGTAAGAAGCTTCTGACAGACCACGCACTGACAGTTGAATACATTCAAGCAGCCCTATAATAAAACTAGGTAGCCCCTCTCCTTTGCTCAGTCATCGGTGGGGGGGCTATTTTTATTTCGAAAGAAAGGATGGTGCATAACGATGAGCTTAACAGATCCAGTATTTGATGATGACACTATTCAACAGCTATCAGATACACCTAACGCAACCGAGGGATTAACACCTGCACAACTCAAGGCTAAGTTCGACAAAGGTGTTGCAGATATTAAGACATACCTTGGATCATTAATAGATGAACTTGAAAACTCCACCAGCGGTGCAGAGGGGGCGGCATCAATTGGTGTGACATACAAAAGCTTGCCCTCTACAGTACAGTCAGCATTAGATACAGTCACTACGGATATAGAAGCCAACGTAGACACAGTTCAAGGTAACGTAGACACAGTTCAAGGTAACGTCGATGCAGTGCAGTCTAATGTAGATTCCCTGACATCAGCAGACATTAGTTATGATAATAGCGTGTCAAACATCCCTAACGCACCCTCTACAGCTCAGCAAGCTATCGAGGAAGTGGCAGTGTTGACGGGGGTAGATGGCCTTCAGGCACTGATAGATAACAGTCTAAAGCGGATTGCATGGGGCGGCGCACCATACTAAATATAAGGAGTGATGAACAATGGCAGATTTACCATTTGATAGTGTTGTTGGCGTTGAGACCGCCGGAGTAGCGGTTGATATTTATGCTGATGGTTACGTTGGGGCGTGGTCAACTAGCAATCAATTAGTGTACTTAACTGATGGATTAGGAGTGAATGTATTTACAACTCCATTGGGGGGCTTTAGTGCTAGAGCTTTTAAACATGAGCCGGGTAATGTGAGGGCTTATTCCGATCAAGGTGAGCGGTTCAATCACCCAGATCTTACATCTATAAATTCTAGCTTTCTAACTTATCTTTGTGCATGTAGAGTGACTGACACAAGGGCTATTGCGTTTATAAGAGATAACAACGGCGTTGAT